AGAAAAATCTATAACATTATCCGTTCCATAACTAAACATATTTGAAAATTCAAATCGTTTTGGAATCCATGATATATGTCTGCGAACTTCTAAATTTGGTAATCCTGAATTTACAGTTCTATTAACATGACGAATTCCGTCTAATATGTCATCTTCAAGAGTGAATTTATTATCTAGAAATTTTGAAATTAATTCATTTTGATATTCAACATCACGAACGTCGCCTATATTAATTCTATCAACTCGACTTTTATTTACAGAAAAATCATTGATTTTTTGAATGGTATATTCTTCAATCGTAAATTTTGATTTTATTTTAGCTATGATCTTTTTTAAGTCTGCAGACTCAGTATTTTTTGATTTAATTCGAAGACGAATTGTTTTGTCTTGCAATTCTTTTGGAATTGTAATAAATTTTCCAGAATCAACTTCTAAAGTATAATAGCAAATGTCATTAGGTATTTCTACAAACTCTGACTGTTTAGTATCTGTATCCCATACCAACATTCCATGATGTAACGCTTCGGCAAACCCTTGCTGAATGGTCGACCCAGGATATGCGATTGTTTTAGAGTCATTTAAGTATTGTGCAGGTTTATGAATGTCGCCTAGCAATACTAATTCATATCCTTCAAATAAATCAATATCAACATGATCATTTTGCAATCGAAATCCGATATCCGTGACTGCATTATTAACTGCTCCGTGATGCAATGCAATTTTATAATCTGCCGTAAATGAATTAGCTCGAATAAAATCTTTCGGTTTATCAAAAACTGACATAACAACGAAATGCTTATCAGCAATTTCGTAGATATCCGAATCTTTTAAATAATGTAAGTTAGGATGATTTAGCGCATTGACTATTGGAGTCAGTGCGTCTAATCTTGATTTATTATTTAAGTTACAGTCATGATTTCCTGTAATTAATATAGTCGGCGCAATGTCTGCAAATTGTTTAAAAAACTCTTGCACTGCCTGAATAAGTTCCGGAGTCATGTCAGTTTTAGCGTGCACTATATCACCGCCTAAAAAGATAATGTCATTTTCCGTTAAAGATTTTTTTATTAATTCTACAGCTCGATTAAAAACTATGCGATATTCTTGGTGACGTTTAAGATTTCTTATATGCACATCTGCAATGTGATATATTTTCTTAATTTTATCAATTCCAATATTAATTTTTTTCATATTCCTAATTTGTATTCTATAAATTTTGAAAATGTTAAAGGTTTTGTAGATTTTATTAATTTACACATACTGTCAAACCCAATCTCTGCAGGATCTTTTTCATGTAAATCTACAAAATAAACTTCTACGCCGTTGTTCATAAAATATTCTGCGTGTGCAAGAGCTTGTTTTTGGGCGTCTTTATCTAAACAAATATATAGTTTTGATACTTTATATTCTATAATCTTTTTACGTAAATCTTCTGATATTGTTTTGCCAAATAATGGAATGGCATTTCTCCGAACTGCTATAGCATCAAATGCTCCTTCAACTAACACTAAAGGAAGTGACCAATTAATAAACAATTCAAATCCTACAATATTTTTAGATGCTTCTGGATTTTTATGCTTAAAACTTTCAACGTCATAATACGCTCGACCAACAAAATAATTTAATTTTCCTACTTCATCATATGAAGGAATTATAATTTTTTTAGCATATTCTCCAGTTTCGCAATATCCAATTCCATATTTTACAATTTCAGATAACGAAATATTTCTTTTACTTCGAAGATAATGAATAGCATTTTTATACTCTGTAGAGTCTGAAGTTTTATAGAGCGGCGTATATTCTTTTGGAAGTTCGACTATTACATTATCATAAAAGTTTTTTTCATAACTTTTTGGTTGAATTTTTAAAATCTTATAAAGCTCTGAAACTTTATCTCTGCCTACGTTTAAAGCTTTGAATAGCGTCGACATTTTTTTACCCGCTGCGTTACAAATCCAACAGTGCCAATGGTTTTCTCCTTTATCCGAAGTAATCATTTGCACTTCTAATTTCTTTTTAGTTGAGTGGCAAAATGGGCAGCTAAACGCTACATTCCCTTTGTTAGTAACTTTTCCTTTTCCTAATATAGATTCGGTTATGTGCAATAATCTAGTATCCATCGTCAAGAAAATATAAGATAAACATTTCAAACTACAAAATTATTCTAGAATCCATGAATCAGGAATCATTTTTTCTGCCCATTTGAATCCGTTTTTATCGCACCAATCTGCATATGTAGTTTTTGAAGCTTTACTAATTTTTGTTTTTGCATTTTGAAATAAAAATCGAATGTCTATTTCAGGAAATTGACTTTTTATTAGTAAATGTTTTTTCCTGTCGTCAGAAAGGAAGCGACCTTTAGTTTCTATGAATATTCCATTAGGTAATCTGAAGTCAGGATGATATTTGTGATGCGTTTCTGGTTTGACGTATTTGATGATGTGTTTTTCATATTCACCATCTATACCTCGTTGCTTCAGCGATTCATCTATTTGAAGTTCTAATCCTGAGCGAAATCCATACATCGCTGCGACAGCTTTTTTTGAAAATTTTTTACGAGCCATAACTTTTTTAAAATTTATATATCAAATCGAACTATTATATTTAAGTCAACGTCATCTCGTTTTTTAATTGGGGTACCTAATTTTCCAACAGCTAAAAGCCGACCATGTTTGTCAAATAATCCGACAGTTGTTATGTAAGGTGAAAATTCTTCATTAGCTACAAAAGATTTTGGTACTTCAGAATCTTCTGAATTGTCTAATCGAATAGTTGCATTAGAAGTAAAATTAAATTCATCTTCTTTTATTTTGCAAATATATTCATGTTCATACAAAGTAACTGTCGAATTGTATTCTAAATAAAATTGAGATAGATTGCCTGAGCCGGTGACATTAGAAGTGTATGTATATACTTTGTCATTGAATGGTCTATTCAATGAAGTTCCATATTTTGGTCTTGGGTCTGATAACACTATCATTCCATGCTCATAAAATACATTTCCAACTACATTGGTATTGGTAACCATTAAGTTTTCAGAATTCTTATATGCTAATTGAAGTACTTCATCTGCAGTTAGCGCTTTCTTAAAAATAAAAAAGTCGTCTAACCATCCTTTATACATTTGAGAAGTTGAAGTACCGAGTGATCCTAAAAACCAATCGGCTTTATTGTGTATATTTCCTTCTACCGGCAATGTATCAGACGCTGCTAATGCTCCATTTATATACAATTGAAATGACGACCCAGATTGCTGTACTAAAACATGAGTGTTTTGTCCAGAAAGAACTGACGCTTGTAACGTTGTTTTTGTCGGTCCATTAGATTGTTTACATACGATTTGAGTAGTAGTAAATGCAGTAGCAGGATTGAATGTTATTTCAATTGGATATTGCGATGCGTTAACGTTAACATCTCCTGTTTGCACAAGAGTTCTAGATAAATAATTTCCTGTAGCTGTAGTTCGTTTTGTTAAAATGTAACGAGGTCGGGTACCGAAAAACGAAGAAATTGAATCTGGATTAATCCAAAATGACACTGCAAAATCTTCGCTTTTCTTAAAATTAATCAATTCATGATTTGGAATTCTAATGTACGACGTTTCATTGAAATATGCAGAATTACCGTAATTTATAGATGAAATTGATAGCGATTTTGGATAAATCCATACATTTTTCGATATCACTGAATAATCTGGAATTATCGTGTCTGCATAAATTGGAATAATGTCATTTGTAGATGTCGTTAATCGAGAAAGACTGTCAGTCCAATTACGCTCATACGTCGATGAATTAAATCCTAAATATAACATTTCATGAGATATCGAGCTACTTAGTTCAGTATCAATTAAATTTCCTTGCCCGTCGTCTGTCAGCGTAATTAAGTTGGTATATAAGCTGTTATTTTTTAGTTTGAAAATAACAGATCCGGGCTTAATAGCTTCTCCGAATTGCGTTTGTGGTATGGAAATTATAGAAGCCTCGTCAAAAATTGTACGCTCTATAGCAGCAGGATCTGCATATCCAAACGTTTCTGCTGGCTTACCAGCTCGTTTATAGTATAGGTGATTTAAGCTATACCAAAAAACTGAAGTTGGTAAATCTCGCTCAATATTAAATAAAAGTGAAGCTGAATCTGCTTGCAATTGCCAGGTATCAAGTGTAACTTTATTTCCGGTGTATAGTTTTGGATTTGGTTTTATCGCAACTAATCGATCCGGGCCTCCAGAATCTAAACTTGATGTCGTTTCATATCTCCATGATTTATAAACTTTAAATGGAGTAATCGTACGATCTTGATAATTAATATTTTTAAATACGCCGGGTTTTCCCATGACTGAAGTAGATAGGCTCTTTAATATAAATATCAAAGAGCCTATTTATTAGCATTTTTATAAATACGTCAAAAATCCAACTTAACTTTTATTAGAGCTTCTTTACTAAATGATTTTTGTACAGGCTGAGAAAGTTTAGCAACTGCAAGAAGTTCCTGACGGTCATTATACAATCCAATTGTCGTAATGTAAACTTTCGGATCTCCAATAAATGTTGGTTGAGCAAATTCTCCTACTGATCCGGTTACAAATGATGGATTGTTTGAAAAATTATATTCTGCATTTTTTACTCGTACAAAATAATGCGTTGAAGTTACTGTTTCTGCATTACGAGCCTGCATTGCATAGTTGACACTATTATTTGACATAGACCCTGATATAGAAGTAAAAAGTTTCCAAGCATTGTCGCCGGCAATATTTGATCCAGACACGATATTAAACGACGCTGAAGCATTTAACATATTTCCATCTAATATCAATATTCCCATGTCCGGATAGCATAATCCAAAATATACTGGATTAGTGGAATTGTAAATACCCGACGTAATAGATCCTGAAACAATATTAAATACGCGACCCGCGGATGTTAAATTTGTTTCTTGAGTTTGACCAGAATCGTCAATTAAATTGAAAAATTTCGGACTTGACGTGTTAATTTTAACATTGGACCCAGTATGAACATTGTTAGCAACGGCGTCACCATTTAATTCTCCAATAGTTAATTGCCAATTACCTGGATCTAATTTATCTTTAATTCGAGCTCTGTTAAAATTCAATGCAAAAATTGAATCTGTATCGCCTAATCCAGTTGTAAATGTAGTATCTCCAGGTTCTAAAAGCAATAATCGATATTGCGAATAGATTGCTCGAGATGGCGAATCATTTAATGTCCCGGCTGCTGACGACCCCGATCCGAGTCTATTTCCATATGCAATAGAAAATTGCGGTTCTGAAGATGTAGAAGTTCCATTCCAAGCTTCATAATAATAATTTTTTGAAGAGTCTGTTTGTAATGAACTCGTGTACATTACAGACATTGTAGCTGCGTTTCCTGAAAAAAGACCTGTCGTTACAATTGTTTTTTGATTTCCAACTACATCTGAACTTAAATCAAACCGAGTGAACACTCTTCCGTTTGAGTTAGATCTAAGAGGATCGTTATTTCTTTCGCGTTGATCGGCAATTTCGTTAGCACGAGCCTCGATTTCAGCTAGCAAGCTTCCTCCGATCGTAGCTCCGGCTGTATTTATGCCGGTGCCGGCTGGTAAGAGAGGGCTAGACAATGATGCAGGATTTGATCTAATAAGTCCCATATTGTATTATTATTGTGCGTTTGTAATAGCAACGTTAGTTGCGGTTGCTAATTGAGTTTTCTTAACGAGTAAATTAATAGTAGTTCTTCCGCCAGTTTCATTTCCTATAATAGTAACTGTAGCGTTAATATCAGAAACAAGCTGCTGTTTAGCAATGACATTGAAACTAAATCCAACAGCTGAAACAGATTGGGCTGATTCTTCGTCGCCAATAAATCTAGGCACGGTAGGGCTTACGCCGGCATTTACAGGACGAGTAACTTGCAGCGTAGCAGCATCTGAATCAGAAAGAATAGCAGTATATCCTAACGTAGCATTTCCTGAAGTAAAGTTTGTTGTAGTCGGTACGATAGACGCAACTTGACCTGGGGAAGTTAATGTAATTGAAGTTTGAGGTACATTGATAACCGGAATCCTAGCAGTACGTTTTGGCAATGACACGAGTTTGTAACGCATAATATTAGATTCATCAGTAAACGCTTCAACTAGAGGCATATTTTCAATGATAATTCCATAGTAATCAGAGCCTAGCGGATGCGCAGGGTTCCAAAGATCATAATCAATTTCATCGTCTGACAACGCAAATTGTGTAATTTTAAATTCATTCTGACCTTTTGCGAGCAATTCTCTGCCTTTTTTAGTGAGAATAGCGTCGACAGTAATTGTGCTATTGTTTAAATATCCCATTTTTTCCTTTTAAATAAATATTAGTATTTGAAAATTCTTAAATAGATCTTCGCTGAGTTCCGGTAGCAGATTGATCAATAGTTGAAATTTGATTGCTCGCAAATACTAACTGATTTGGATTGACTGTTGTTATTTTAACAACTGGACCTCCATCGATAGTGTTTGGCGTGTCAATGTTAATTCCCGGCCCTGTTAATTTACTTCCGTCAAATTTTAAATTTGACCAACCACGTGGACTGTAATCCTGAATATCAGCAATTTTTTTGTAATTAAATGAAATGCCGATGGAATCTACATATGCAGTCACGCCGGCTAAAGCTGTTGACGTACCCGACCCAGTAACTACTTGATAACTAAATTGTAAATTATCAATGTTATTTAACATCTGTCTTGAATTATAAGATCCTTCAAATTCGCTAAAAGCAGTTGTTGTGTATTCCGCAATAGATTCTGATATTTGATATAAATTTGATCCAGCTGCTAACCTAAAAAAACCAACGCTTGAGCCAAAAATTGGGCCCGGAACTCCTGATACTTGCCACGATACATTTGCATCTTCTATAAAAAATGAAGTTGTATTAATATTTTCTCTGTAACGAGAAACTACTAAATTTAATTTTTCTATTGAATATTTAGTATAGTCAAATATATCCAAACTGCTAGAAAAATTAAAATCGGGTAACTGTGTAATTATTGCATTAGAGTCTGGAGCTATAGGAGTAACTAGTATTGATGCCGCATATTGATTATCGTCGTCAAGAACATTAGTAGCATTTGACCATGTTGTCGGACCAGTAATTGAACTACTTACAATTGAAGCGCTCGTAAACAAATAAAACGTACCAGTTTTATATTCAGTAGTGAAAAATCTTCTAAATGATGGTCTAGAATCTGTAACAATTGTTTGAATTGGTTCATATGAACCGGTTTCTGTTACTTTGTATTTTCCTATATATCTATGTTGTATGTATGTTGATGGTAATTTATTTACGTCGACTTCATACTCAATTATTCCTTCATTGATTTGCACTTCGCCTGAAGGCTGTGCTACATTATTTTCTATCGTACCTTCAATAGAGTGAAACTCGGCGCTAGGAATTACTGATTCAGGTGCAGTAATTAATGCACTATACGACAAATCTTCTACAATTGGCTTGTTTAGTAATTTAACCTTGCTACGTTCTAATACGTTCGGTTCAACCACTAAACCTATGATTCCGTTTACTCGTTGAGGAAGAACTCGTTTAATGTATTTGAAAAGTGTGAAATCGTAAATTTCCAAAGCTCGAAAATATGCCTCAAAATCGTTTCGATTATCATATTTTTTCCAATACTTAATTGCAAAATTTGTTAAATCTGAATAGTAATCTTTATATAAATCTCCAGGATTTCCAATATAATCATCTATTTCAAAATATCCTAATTGATTGAAAATATCTTCATTGATTGCAGTTTGCGGTGAAAAATATACTCCTAAACGGTTTGAGTCAATGGAATATCTATCAAATGAAGATCGCTCCACTCTGGAATCGATATTTAATCGAGTACCGGGTCGTAAACTGGATGATTCAATTCGTACTTTATTCGTATACAAACTTGCACCTCCAAGCGAAGGGGAAGGGGTATAGTATGTTTCTTCAAATCCTTCAAATTCAATTGATGAGCTAGCTGCATAGTTTTGAAATACTATATAACCTGTATTAATCTTTTGATTTGGATGTATCGACGGCTGTACAAATTTTGAAGCACTAACATCTATTTGCGTGTTTGCTAGCGAAAAACGTTGCAGCAATTGCTCATAAGGAGCATCGCCTTCATCGCCTGTCGTAATTGCTGTACGATCTACATTAATAGTGTATGTATTTGGAGACGCAGCATGCTCGCGAATTGTATTGTCATTAAGCGATCCAGACCATAAACGAATTTCTTGAAAGTGTCCAAATAATTTATTTGATCCGGTTGCGAATGTAATTGTATTAGTTAGTAATGGATTGGAAACTCCAGACCCAGTTACAAAAGATGCCGATTGTAAATATATTGTTTTACTGTACAGCGATTTTGCAATTTGTAAACTAGCAGTTACATTTGCAACTTTTGAAATTACTACATGTTGCCAAGAATGATCAAAAATTTCTAAATCTGCAATACTTCCAGAAGTATTATTAACGACAAAAGTTACAGTACCTTGATTGTCATCTGCAGAATCTTTAGTTAAATACAGACTAATTCCAGAACCTGATAAAATATTATATTGCGTACCAGTGCTGTAAGTAAAGTTAGCGTCAGTTTTAAACCGAAACTCTAAAGAATCAGGAAATACTAAAGTATTCAGTGAGTTACGATAACTAGTAATTGGAATTTGAATGCTTCCTGTTGTCGATAGCCACGCATAACGATACGTGTCATGCACGTATTCTGGATAGTGGTCATTGTCGGTAAATGTCGAAGGTCCTCCATACTCTTTTATAGTTAAAATAGAAGTTGGAATTCCAAAACATGTAACCAATGCTTTAATAGCTCTAGATGTTCCTTTTGATTTTAAAATGTATGGAAGGTTGTTTACTATTCTTCTCCAAACTTCTTTTGTAGCATCTGAATCAGAAATTGACGAAATTCCATTGACATTGGTTTGCAATGCAGTTCCGTTAGCGTCTACACCTAAAGCATACTTCCATAAATCTGAAGTAGATTTGCCATTTAATAACTGAAATCCTAAAGATTTAGCTACGTTGTACAGCAAATCGCTAGGCATACCATCTTTTGGATGCTCTTCTCGAGTATGTATGGTAGAAAGCGCTTTTATGTAAGTCCATAAAATATCAAAATGCTGACCAAGCATATGCACGAACAGTAAAAACTCGTCAGAGTCACTCAAGCCCTGCAAGTGCATTGGAACTGTATTTTGTAATTTATGTATATTCAGTGTATCGTATAACTCTGCTTTTTCAAGTAAATCAGCATAATATGCTTCTGCAGTAGCCGACGTAGTAAGTTCTTGAATAGAAAAATATCCGTATGGGTCAGGATTACTAGCAATGGACCATTGCGATGTCATTGTACTCCATAACGAAAATGCTGTTTGCCATGTAGCAGAAACCGGAGTTGTCTTTGGCCATGGATTGATAATTCCAGAACCGGTAATTATAGAATTTGCAGTTTCGTCGACGTGAGTGTATAACTGACTTCCTGTCGATTCGAAAAATAAATATTTTTCAAAATCATCAAAACTACTTACTATATTATTTCGTTTATTGTATAAATCAGCTAAATTTGTTTGAATTATCGCTCCGCCTGGAATAACAGCTACATTATTAATTTGGTTTGTGTAATTTTCAATTACTTCAAGTTTGTATTTGAAATTCTTTACTCGCTCAACTGCTGAACTGTAATGCACAAAATTATCAAATATACGATAACTTATATTTAATTTCAACCCTGAAAGTGAGCCTGAAAATTGACTGTCTATAATTTGCTGTGATGTCTGAATATTTGCAGCGAGTAAATCATTCCAAGACTTATAACTAGTAGCAGTTGAAAATCCTTCGAACTCATCTAAATCAAAATTTGGACCGGATAAACGATTATAAGCCTCGGAAACTTCTTTTGGTACGATTGATATAACTTCGACAATCGGAGAAATTATTTCTTCAGAAATCCATAGCTTTACTCTTTCTCCGAACCGGGCCGGCAAAGGTTGATACAGCTTTACTATAATTTCTAAATATTCCTGCTCTTCAAATCGAAGATTTACAATTTGAAATGTTTCATTAAACCCAAAGTTTAATACAAACGAATCAAATAAATCATTTTTACGAGTTTCATCCCACCGATCTTTAAAACTTTGATATTGGTTACGTAAAGTAATGCCGTCATTGTTTGAAAGCTGTAAACGCAATTCTCGGCGAGAAGGAGATATTTCTTTTATAAATAATTTTTCGCCTTCAAACGAGCCAATTAAATTATCAAAAAAGTTATATACAACTCGATATTGACCTCTACTTATTCCTAATCTAGCAAATACATCTCGAGAATTTACCGCTAAATATTCATACGCTTCGGTATTAGTCGATGTATCGTTTTTTTCTATGGAAAATAACGCACCGTGATCGCCTGTTAAATAAACGCCGTCATTGGAATATACATGAAATTCCAACTTTGGTTTAACTGACGTGTCTTTAAGCGTTACGGAAAATTGTCTTTTATCGAATAGTTCTTTATCAACAGTTTGATACCGCGTTGTCGGTATAGGTACTGATGTCCTTAAAAGGTCTTGTTGATTAGTATATACGGATAACATTAATTAGCCTTTTAAATAAATATCTTAATAAGATATTCTAGGCTAATACTTAAAAAGGAGTCATAATAGTCGTTAATGTAGTTAATTCCGGATTCTGAGAGCTGAATTCAGCTTCATTCTCAACAGTTAATACTAAACGCCCGTCATCTAATAATCGTACAACAGTACTTTCTATAGAATCAATTTGTTGCGATCCGAAAATAATTACTGAAGGCTCGTCTTTACCATCAAGTTTATAGTACGCTCTAACTCTGAATTTTGATCTACTAAAATTTCCGTTGTTTGGACTCGGAGAAATTTCAGCTGCGTAATACAATCCTGGTTTGGTAGCTCGCAATTCTTGACGCTCGTCTAACTCACCATTTTCTGCTATCGACGCCAATTCTTTTATTAATCTTAACTGCACTGTATTACTGTCGGTACTTTGGTTTTCAAAAAGACTTATAGACCCGTCGGAATTTAACTGGAATATATATTTTCCATTCGGAGACTGAAGTTTGTTTTGACTTGAAGAATTTGACAGAAGTTTTGTTCCGACTTTGAACTCACTTGGAATTAAGTTAGGATTATTATTCGATGATTGAACGCTTTGATCGACAATCAAATTAATTTTATTCAATGAATCTATCTGATCGTTTAATGTATTTATCAGATTTTTATTTGCGGCGTCTGTAGCTAACAGTACTGATGACGAGGCTTCAAGTTCTGAAATTCTAGTCTGCAAGTCTCTAATAGTCGTGTCAATAATGATTGGAGGAAATTCTTTAAATTCTAAATCTATTATTTGATTAAATTTTACGTCAGAAATTTTTGTAGTATATAAACTAATAAACGATCTATTGTTGTTAATATTAGTATTTTCATTTATTACCGTAATTCCATTTGAAGCCGTAGCATACGATATATACTTTGTAGGAATAACTCGAGTAGGAACTATTTGCCCAGATAATAAACGGTCTGGCTGAAATTCATGTAATTCGTAAATAGACATATTAGTTTACTATTTTAAATGTAAATTCTTTTGCGTCGTAATATCGTGTTGCATCAAGATACTCAGATTTTATTTCAAACATATAAAATCTTTCCGGATACATCATTGTAGCGTAAAAATCAAAATAATTTCCATTTGAGTCTGCGCTGATTTTTGTATTCTCGCTGTAATCAATTAAAATTAAATTAGTATGCGCGTCTTTTATTCTGTAATATGAATTCGCAGGAAGAGCTAGAACGTCTGAAAAAACTGAATTCTGAGCAAATGCCGGTCTAGGAAACTTTTTTCTTGCTGCAATTCGTATACGAACTTTTTGATCTTTTTTGAAAACGGCATTGAAATTGTTTACGTATACTATTGGATTGTCGTTAGTAGTGGCCACCGTTAATGAACCTGTAGAGTATGAAACTCCAGGTGACCAACTAATGTATAATTGAGGTTCAAGTACTGATGTCGTATCGCTACTGTAAAATTCAATTCTTGTCTCTGGATAATTACTGGCCGTAATACTGTTATGATTAAATGCTAAAATAAATCCGTTATTTGATAACGAGCCTGTATACCAACTTCGCACAATATCAGTAACATTTATGGAAACTGAATCAGAAGATTTAAATGAAAATGATTGACTTGCAACTGACGATGTATACCATGTTCCGCCGCCTATAGTGCTTGACGAATTAAATAACATAGCAGCGCCGGTTGATAAAGATCCTGTCCATGAAATAGACCCGGTACCGGCAGTAGTTATCCATGTAGCTCCGTCTGTAATAGAAGCATTAGTTTGCGCTGCTTCAGGATATACAAAATATCCCGAACCATTGTCCCATGGAACTGAAATTGGCCTTGCTTCGATAGTATACGTTTTCGGCAATGCATATGACTGAACTGCATATAATTGTATACTAGCAGTGATGTCAGTTATTGAAATTCCATTTGTCGATAAAATAGAATTTAAGTCAGTTATATCAAATTTAATTAAAATTCTAGACTCTGTTAAATCGTTTGTAGAAGTATCGCCTAGCTTTGAAAGCTCAATGACAGGATCTAACCCAGTATTTCTATATGGGTCTGATTCATAAATTGTCGTATCTAATGTTGCTGGTATAGACCAAATCATGTTATGTTAATTTATAATGACACTACTCTTCCAATAATATCTGAATTTGGATATTTTATTTCAAAAATGCTCGGATCTAATGAAGGATATATTACACCAGCTTTTGTAGCGGCTTTTATATCGTAAAAATTACTTGAATATCCGCCAGATGCTCCGTATAAGTTTACAATCTCTAAATTCGATACTGTTTGCACGCCTTCAATTTTATCTAATTCAGTGTAAATTTTAGATAAAACGATCGGTTGATTAATTTGCCAAAGTTTGTTATTAAATATTGATTTTAATTTATCAATACATTTTAATAAAACTTCATTTGAATTATATTCTGGAAACGTGATAATTTCAAATCGTATTCCTATGTTTATAATATACGCCGTTTTAATATTAATTGCATCCGTTAACATTCGATACATTCCTAGATAATTTCTTAAATTTTCTAAAACTGCTAAATTTAACGGAATTAAATTTCCATTTCCGTCATATCCAAGTGTGTAAAGATTTATTGCTAACGGATTTGGTATCATTAAATCTTTATTTCTAGGACTAATTTGTTGATCTTGAATTACATATGCTTTTGCAACTGACCCAAATTTTGATGGCATAGAATATGTTCGTATTACATAATCTTGAGCAGTTACTGATCGCTGCTGACTCGCAAATGTTGCCATAGCATTTTGACGAATCTCGTCTAAAGACTCTTCACTTTTACCTCCGGTGGCCGGAAGTGGATTTGTGCATGCTACAGAGGCTTTTATTCTATCTAATAAAGCTTTACTTAAATTTTGACTGTCAATTAGAAATTGAATGTCATTGATATTTTTTAATGTAAACGAAGCCACGTTTGAAGCAATTCCACCGCCTGTTGTATATTTAACAGTTAATGTAGTATTTGATGGAGCCACGCCATATGACTTTGTATACATAAAATTTGAAGGATCGATTGGATGGTCAAATTGAATTTGCAATCCAGTTAAACTAGATCCTACATTATCTGGATTTGGAATTAACTCTTGATCATCTGTGTCTGTAATTCCAGGGCCAAATTGAATTTCTAAATTTTTATCTGAACGAAATTTTGTTACAAATCTTCTAGAAGTTTTCTTTAATTTTAAAAGATATGGTACATTTGTATATCCATACAAATCTGGATCATTTTGAGGTGTATTTGCAATGGCTTGAAATACAGTATCCTGAGCAAGATATGGTACTTCAGTCCACTCATTATTGTCTGAGTCTGTAATAGAAACGACGTCTATAATATCAGTGTCAGAAATTAAAATTTTATCAAACCGTTTTGCAGCACCAAAAGCATATGTATTAGTTTTCACCGTGCCAGAAATTGCTTTTACTTTCTTTTTAAGAAGATAATATTCAGGCTCATTGGTAACTGAATTGGTTTGATATACTGATACTTCTAAAGGATCTATACTACTAGATATTGCAAAATTAACTAAATTTAATGTGCGAAATTCAACAGTAGTGCCTTCAGCTCCAACCAACATATTTTCTTTAATTGTCAATGCGTACGAAAAATCTGGCACTTTAGAACCGGATACTGTTTTCGCAGGTAATAACTGAAATACATCTAGATC